ACGCTTGTACTTGGTAGCCATATTCATCGCCTCACGCTTGGCAAACTCCACGTTAGCTATTTGCTCGTTACTACCTTGTGCAGTTTGTGCGCCTTTATTCCCAGTCTTAATGTGGTTAGCTTTACTCAAATATGCTTTTACATTGTATGCGATGTAAGGCTTTAAGTAGGTGTCTATAAGCGTTGTATAACTCGCTGGATTAGCTACCACGTCATCGTAAAAATCAGCACCGAATAAAGATAGAACTTGCTCCCATTCCACTAATTGGATAAGGTTATCCTTTACGGCATTCATATCAAAAGTATTACTGAACGCCAATACTTTTATCTCTGCTTTACTCGCTATCATTGGTAACTATTGTTTTAGCTTGTTCCTCATCCATTCCCATCATCATTAGCAACTCATAAACTGCTGCTTCGCCTATTATATCCTTTTTCTCCAATAGCGTAGTAATAGCCGCCAAGTCGTTTACCACGTTCATCGGAGATTGATTGTTAAACATTACCTCTCCCTCGTATGCAGTACCTTTAAACGCTTTCTGCAAGGCTTCCATAATAATGTCTTGCTCGTTTCTTATCAACCTTTCGGCAAGTTCCCACTCATTCCGTAGCTGCTGATTGTTGCCTAAAGTTCCAGCACTCTCTAAACCTGCTAAACTTCTAAACCAGCTACAAGCTTTTACGATGTTGTTCTCAACTAACTTTTGCAACTCAATAAAGCTGCCCTCTTTTTGCATTGGGTAGGTAATGTATTCTGGTGCTTCAACATCTCCACTCTTTGGTACGATTAAACTCTTACCACTTCTGCCTTGACTTGTGCCTTTCAGCTGACTTTCTAATTTTTGCTTTTGTCTTGCTAAACCTTTCTCTGCATCTCCATTCGCATCAGTAGTATCTCCAAAGTCAAACATTAAGATACTGGACAAAGTTACTCCATTCTCGAACTGATTAGCGTTGTATTGCCCTATAAGACTCTCAACTTGCGCATCGAAAAAAGCACCACTCCACATAGGCAAAGGGTAATCTATCATTCCGCTCTCATATTCCATAATAGGAATAATGGTGCGACCATCTTCATCGTAGTTTGGGTATAATGTGCGCTCTATTGGGCGTATTCTTGTATCGTTCCAGTCTTTGCTAATCGCTACGGCTTCGGGTTTTTCCCCGAAATATTCCATAAATCGCACCTGCGAAGCATCTAAATGATATACAAACACCTCGCTACCTTTACGGATAGCCTCTATAAAGCCATAGCCATACGTTCTGCGGTCTTTAGCCACTCGTTTAGCCAACTCAAACCAGTTATAGTACTTGTTTAAGTCCTTTGTTAACTTGCGCTCTAACTGCATATTCTCAGTTAATAACGCACCATAGCTAACATACTCGGCAAACGAGTTAATTACCGCTTTCAATGTGCTACTTTCTTTAGCTAATTTAGATACCTTTTGAGGGAATAAATTGTTATCTACTGTAGATACAATTCTTAACCCCTGCTTAGTAACTATCTTCTGCTTATCTGTGTAGTCTGGTAACTGGATAACATTATTCGTTACCTGGAAGCTGCTTTGATGGCTTTTTCTTGGATGGTTTTTTATTCTCTTCTGCACGTTCAATGAATCTAATCAGTTTGGTAAATTGTGGTAACAAGCTATACTTGTAAATCAACTCCGCACTAAGGGTGTTGGTGTCAAGGATACCAAAACCCCTAACACCAATTTTTTGCCCTTTATACTTCTTCTTAAAAACCCACATATTATACAGATGTTGCTGCTACTAATTCTGCTACGATTTCCGCTGGAGTTGTAGCTGGAGTAGATGCTCCGCTAATTCCGCTCAATACTCGTAAGAACTCGCCTTGCTCTGCCATCATAGTGAATGAGAATAAGTTATCGTCTGCTTTTGCTCTACCACTTGTAGACTCTGCCGACATAAACGCTGCGAATGCCTCATCTTGAAACTCCTCATCGTAACCAATGAATAACAATCTGTCACCATCGTACAAACGAGCAACCATATACTGCTCACAAGAGTCTTTGATTGCTTGTATTTCTTTACGTTGTTCTTTTGTTGGGTTAGCTACTGCAAAGTTTACCTCTACTTGGTTACTTCTTTCCATTGCTTCCGTTACTTCACATTCTCCACGCTTGAAATTGATTTTACCAAAGCCAGTACCTGCCGTTGCGAACACGATGTTTGTAATGTCGTGATTACTTCCTAATGTGATGCTTAAAATATCTGCAACTGGAATGGTATAGAGTTCTTTGACTCCTGCCGTTCTTGGGCAGTTTGCCCCTGCACCTGCTGCTAAACTTAAATTTGCTGCCATTTTATAATTATTTTTTTTGTTGTTAAAAGGGAGTGAATTAACACCCCCTTTATAAATTTAATACTATCGGAATAAAACGATGTCCTCGCCGTTGGTGTAGTTAACATCAAAAGCATAGTCACATCTATAACGTACTGTTCTGTCGCCAGTCACTTCGTACTGAGGCAAGATAGATACGTTATTCCACTCTGCATCAAGTGCAGTTCCAAAGTGTAGATTGCTTACGTTAGCTGCTACGATTGTATTTGCAGATACGAAAGGCAAAATAGCCAAACGATTGCCTAAGAAATCCAATTCTTTAGCGCCAATGTAATAAGAACCTGCTCCGTTAGCTGCTGCTGCTTGAGCCAAAGAGTAAGCTTTGCCTAAACCTTTGTTTCCAAAAATGTAAAAATCTGGGTCATCTTCTACTGACTCGCTCAATCCGTTGTAAACGCTTGTTAATACTGCTAAAGCGTTAGAAGAGTTGATGTAGTTAATGTTACCACTTGTGAAAGTACTTGTGAAAGAACTTGAATCAAAAGGAATGGAGAAAGTAGTACCACTCAATACTGTGATAGGGTAAGACGTTCCATCTAAATCGCTAAATTCAGTTCCACTAAATCCTACACAAGATGAAAGAGTAACTACATCGCCAGTCTGCAAGTCAGATGTAGAAGATACTGCGATAACTGATGCCGCAGCTGGTGTAAAACCAGTCATTGCAACTTTATCAGAATCCAATTTGCTTACATCTGAGCCAGCTTCCATTAAAGGAATCAAACCAGTAACTACGTTAGAAGATGCTGAAACTGTGATTTTAGATAATTGACCAGCAGCTACACTACCTCTCCAAATAGAAGCGTCAATGAACTTTGAACGAATCAAAGCTTGTTGCTCAATTAAAGCCTCTTCGATAGTTGCAGGTGGAACGAAATCGCCACCACGACCTCTCGGCTGCTGAGAAGCGTACCAAGTACCATTAAGTGATTGGTAATCAAATTCAACTGCTTCCATAAATTTTTTAGGGTCAAGGTATTTCTCGCCCAAAGTCATAGAGCCTGCGCTATTGAAAGCTGCTACTGAATCTTGAACAGTTATTGTGTTAGCCATAGTCTTTACTACCGCTCTTGAATCAATATCAGTATGTACTGAGATTAATCCGTTTTCAATCGTTCTACCTCGTAGTACCGACTGCGCTATTATGCCTTCTAAATCCTTACCAGCATAAGTGTTTGGTGAAATTGTTGGTGTTGCCATTATTTAATGAAATTTTGAAAGTTATTTAAATGTTGTTTCCAAGTCGGCTCATTTACCGAATTAGTCTTGTTTGATTTTGTTGGAGTAGGCTCTACAAAGTTTTTGAAAGCCTCAGCAATTTCGTTTTTGATAACCTCGCTTAGGTTTTCTTTTTTGTCCTCTACCATTTCCTCCTCCATTGGCTGCTCTTCTGCCTCTTCTTCTTCTTCTTTAGGCATCAATTCAGCCATAGCCTCTTCTAAAGCTACTAATCTCGGCTCAAGTATCTGCATAACTTCATCTACGATAGCCGTTTGTTCTTCTGGTGTAACCTCGTTGTCCACTTCGTTCTCAGCAGTTGGCTCAGTCTCGTTAGAGATTTTGTTCCAAATCTTTTGAAGCAAAGTTTTTTCTTCAGTCACAACTGGTGTTGTTTCTTCCATTTTTTCTTCTTTTTGATTTATAAAATTAGGTACTAATAAGTCTTTGTTCACGAATGTATCACGAGAGTAGTTAGCTACTTTTTTAGTTTCCCACTCCTTACCTACAAATCCGTATTTTTTCGCTTCTTTAAAGTTTAGGTATTCGCCGTGTCCGCCATTGCGTTCCATTAACTCGGCAATCACTTCTTTTTCTACTCCTAAATTTAGATACACTTGATTGATTGCTCCTTGCCATTTTTCAAGGTCGTTAATCATATCCTGCATATCGTTCTCGTTGCCCTCAACGTAACTCATAACCTTATGAACAAGGAATAAACCAGTGTTATCCATATAAATGTTCTTTACGCTGGTAGCTGCACTTCCTATAATAGTAGAAGCCGAAGCATTTACACCTCTATAATAGGTGTTAATCGTTGCACCGCTATTCCTTAATAGGGAATAAATAGCTAAAGCGTGACTAACATCGCCACCTAAACTTTCTAAAGTAACATTGATTACATCAACACCTAAATTCTGCAAGGCTTTTATCTCCTCTGCTTTCTGTTCGCTTGTATTGGCTTTATACTCCTCGTAAGTATCTGCCCATACATTGTACCCTATATCGCCAAATATTTCTATATCAGCGACATTGTCGGTTTTCTTTATGTTTAAAAAGGGTGTTACTTTCATATCTTGTAAATTTAAGCACTTATAATTATAATTTTTGTAAATTATCTATTAGTGATATTATAAATAGTTTGAAGCGATACGCCATACTTTCTGGATAGCTTATTTCTTAACTCCATTACGCTAATTCTACCAGTATTTTGATTGTAGAAATCAGCCTTAATCACTTCCTTAATTCTGTCTTTGTGATATAACCCCTTTTCGGCTAAATCTAACGCATCGTTAATATGTTCTTGCTTGTTCAACATTTGATACTTTTGTTTGTAGTTTAGTAAAATCTTGCTCTACGTTAATTACTTGCAGTTGTCTGTTTTCCGTTACGCTAACTAACTCGCTTACACCTCTGCTCACTTGGTCGCTTATCGTTCCTACTGGAGTAGGTGCTATATATCCACCCTCAGCAAACATCTTCGGAATGCGCATATTATTTAAAGCGTTCATAAAATCCACGCCATAGTTATCAACTGTGCTTTTCTTAACGATATACTCGCCACCCTCTGCCTCAAATCCACCACGACCAGCAACAGTAAAAGGCACTCCGCCTTGTGAATGACTTGCGCCTTGAATAAGTCCACCATCTTGAAACTTTTGCGCTGCTACCGTTGCCACTTGAATAGCACCAAGTATACCTATCATTGCAGCGTTAGCTACTCTTAAACTTTGTGTAGGTGTTGGGTCAGTAGTTTGTGCAAGTGCAGCTAATACCCCTTGGGCAGCGTTTGCCGTTGCAGTTGCTATTTGTATTGCTTTTTGCCTTTTAAAAGCTTTACGCTCTATGGCTTCTATTTTTTTATCTGCTTGTTCTTGGCTTATTACACCTGCCTCTACTTGCTCTTGAATTACCTTTTTATTTCTTTCGGTTATTGAAGCCATCAAGCCACCTATACTCGAAATAGAAGATTTAATAGTGTCTATTGCAAAGTTTAATTTTTCTTGACCTGCTTCATCCAAACCTAAACCTTGAAGTATATTAAGACCTTTAAGTCCTTCATCCGCATTGCCTTGAACAGTATTTTGTAGTTCCTGCATTTGAGCATTAATCTCATTAAGTTGCTTTTTGAGAGTTGTTTCTTCTTCTGGTGTTAATGGCTCAATAAGACCGCCATCAGCATCAGCAGTTAACCCTTCTAACTGCGCTTTAATTAAAGTAGCTTGATTAGTTAATGACTCTAACTCTAACTGCGCTTTTTGTTTTTGGTATTTTTTTTCAATTTCTAACTTTTGCTCAGCAGTTAAATTAGCTTGTTCTAACTCTCTAAATTTTTGAAATTCTAAATCGGTTATTTGGTCTTGTAAAACTTGTTTAGATTTTGCTTCTTCTTCTTCAATAGCTTTTAACTTTAAGTCTGCTATCTTGTTTTCGCTTTCTGCTATAATTGCTTGACGCTCCAACTCGCTTAGATTTGTTTCAGCTAACTGCGCCTCTCGTTTGTTCTTTTCTAT